TATCGGCGAGATAGACAAACCCTTTGCGTTCAACTGGCAGCACGCGGCAATCTGATTGCCCAAACTGTAACTGTGGAACGCCGAATAAGCCGCCGATAAAATCCCTGGCTTGCTCACGGCTTCTACCAAGTATTTCTGCATCCTGTTTTCTGTCAAGTTTTCCATGATATTTTTCCCTCGTTTAGATATTTATTAGTTATCAAGCTATGACACTTCCTGTCGACGCCGACCATGCACGAATCAGCCGCCCTGAATCTTTCATGCGCTTAATCAGGTCATAACCGCCTAGAGTAGTTCTATGCTTGCCGCCGGCAATGCGATACATGACACGGCATGGCGAGTCATAATATTTATTTATGTTTCTTGTTTCTGTGTTTTTCATTTTATTTATCCCTCAGTTATTGCACCGGAATTGGTGCATGAACGAACTATAAAACTGTTATACACGTTTGTCAAGCATTATTTTTAATATTTATTTCTATAACGATTGCGTTATATAATAGTTACAAACTATCATAATTAAAGCTCATCCAGCGGCGCGTCTACCTTGCGCTTCCAAGTTCGGGGATTCGCGTGCTTATCTAAATACCACTCCCCCTTAGCCTGTTTTAATTGCATCAACTCAATCGTGGCAGTAATAACGCCATCTGCATCATTAAATTTATTTATGACAGCCGCCGATAAATCGGCATGAGTAATATGGTCAACATCGGCCAACAATGTGTTCATGAACTGCCCGATTAGGTACTTGATATTGTCAGGCATTCGAACGCCGGCGCTAATAATTGTTTCGCCCGGTGCTATCCATAAGCGCACTTTGCCGGTGTTGTATCGCGTCCACCCTAGCTCAATTAATACCGCCGACAGTGCTTTTCTGCTCACATAATCAATACCAGCAGAGGCTAGTTCATTAATAATGGTTTCAAGCTTAGCGGCCTTGCGAGTTATCGCTAGAATGCCCTTTCTCAATCTGCCATTTTTTTCTCTTGTGGTATTCATATTAATCCTTTCGTAATCAATTGGTTAGCAGCATCTAGTGTCAATGCTGTAATCAGTGTATATGCTGTCATGACGATTGTCAAGAAGTACACCCGTGTGTGTACGCGCGTCAGAGAGTTTACAAAAAACATCTTTACACCTATTACACTGCCACATCTGCCATTACACCATTTACACTACTCATAATCTGTCATTGCAAACCACTTTCCAACTAATCCGCCATATCTGCCACATCTGCCATCACAAAACAGTTTGCGAATAATGCGCCATAAGTGACACTGCAAACACTTTGCAAATAATCCGCCATAAGCGCCATACGTTACCTTGCGCATTTTCCTGCAGGTATTAGCAGAGCATCGCCGCTGGTAGATAGCTAATGCCGCGCGTGGCCATCATGGATATATTTGCAGGTATCGGCGAGCGCGTTGAAGATAACCAGTGCTCTCCTATTGCTGGTGCACCTACAAGGTCAAGCTCTGGCTCGCAAGAAATACTTTGTCACGCGACGCAAGGGGGGGGGGTTATTTTGCGACAGGGGCACGGATACTGATATAACCCGAAGTGATCGGCGGTTCCATCGGGTAGATCTACCTGCGCCCTATCTCCACCCTAGACAACACTAAATAAATGGGTTACGATGCCGCATGGGTAAATTGATAAGAATCGGGTACAGGAAACTGGATGAGCTTATTGCTGAATCCGAAGATACAGATGTGCTCAATGATATTGTCGGTAGAGTTGCCGAAGGTGAATCACTCAAGGCAATAGCACTTTCTATGGGCATACCTTATAGTGTGCTATGGGCTTTTCTATCGTCCGAAGATCGGATGTCAAAATACAGGCAAGCGCAGGAAGCTGCTGCTGATGCGTTGGCGAGTGAGATATTGAGTGTTGCCGAATCAAGTGAAGTCGTGCGGGACAAGATTGATGCGCGTAAATGGTTGGCATCAAAGTGGGGTCGTAAGGTGTATGGCGATAAGAATGAACAGGATGGAAAGGTCGGGATAACAGTTATTGTCCAGAGAGAAGGGATTGTTTATGAATAACATGAAGGTAACGCAGCCAAGGCCGCAAAGTATCCAGAATGGAAACCCTAATAGTTCGATGAATCAGAGTGTGTTTAATAAAGTAAGCACCATGAAAAGTGATACAGGTATTAAACAGCCTGTATATGCAAGGCATGGAATGGATACGATGGGGCAGTTAGCCAGATTGTTGAGGGCTAAATTACCCAGGTAGTTACTAGGTAGTTATATCATGAGCAAGATTGTATTACCTAATAACTGGAGTCCCAGGCCATACCAGCAGCCACTATGGAAATATCTGGCAAATGGTGGGAAGAGGGCTGTGGTAAGTTGGCATCGGCGGAGTGGCAAGGATGCTGTGATGCTTCACCACTGTGCATGTGCTGCACATGAGCGTGTAGGGAATATATGGTATTTGATGCCTGAATACAGTCAGTGCCGCAAGGCGTTGTGGCAGGCGATCAATCCGCATACTGGAAAGTTGCGACTGGATGAAGCATTTCCGATGGAGATAAGGCGTAGCACGAATCAGCAAGAGATGAGCATTCAGTTATTGAATGGCAGTCAGTTTCAGTTGATCGGTTCTGATGCTTATGACGCATTGGTAGGTTCTACTCCTGTAGGGCTTGTATTCAGTGAATATGCCTTGAGTAATCCTGCATCGTGGAGTTATCTTCGTCCGATGTTGCTGGAAAATAATGGATGGGCTGCATTTAATTCCACGCCACGCGGAAAGAATCATTTTTATAGCATGTTTGAAATGGCGAAGAAATCTCCGAATGAATGGTTTAGCCAGGTATTGACTGCTGATGAAACGGGGGTATTCACACCAGAACAGTTAGCCTCTGAATTGATGGAATATCAGGCAGAGAATGGTGAAGCCTTTGGGCAGGCCATGTTCAAGCAGGAATACTATTGTTCCTTTACATCGGCTGTACTTGGAAGCTACTATGGCCGAGAGATGCAGAATGCAGAAGATGAAGGACGTATTACAAAAGTTGAGTATGATCCTGCTGTTCCTGTACATACGGCATGGGACTTGGGATATTCTGATGATACGTCGATATGGTTTTATCAGGTGGTAGGTGATGAGATACATTTGATTGATTACCACTCAAGCAATGGAGAAGCAGTACCCTACTATGCGGGTATTGTGATGGGAAAACCATATAAATACGGGCTTCATTGGTTGCCCCACGATGCCAGAGCTAAAACATTGGCATCTGGAGGAAAGTCGATAATTGAGCAGCTTTCTGCCCTAATTGGGCTTGGAAATATGCGAATTTGTCCAAATTTGTCCTTGCAAGATGGTATTCAAGCGAGTAGGATGGCGTTGAGTCGATGTTGGTTTGATGCAGAAAAAACTGAATTTGGCTTGAAATGCCTGCGGGAATATCAGCGTGAATATGATGATGAACGCAAGATGCTTAAAGATAAGCCAAAGCATGATTTTACGAGTCACGGTGCAGACGCATTTAGATATATGGCGGTAGCGTGGAGAGAAGAAGAAGTGCAGAATTCAGCTTATGAGGAAATGCGTGGTATTACTATTGGAAAACCTAGTTTTACCCTGAATGAGATGTGGAAAACTGCCTTTCGTGGCAGGGATTGGAGAATATAATGAGTGCAAATATTACGTCTTCTGGTGCGTATAAGTTAGTTTCTGGAACAGGCAATGTATGTCCGAGAACATGTAACTTACTTGGTTTCATGTGTAATTCCACTACGTCTGGAACCATTAATATTTATGATGATGCATCTACTGGTACGTCGACTCCTGTTACTGGAACCATTACACCAAATGCCGGCCAGTGGTATCCACTTCCAGTTTCTTTAAGCCAAGGACTAAACGTAGTTATAGCTAATACACTGAACGTCACTATGGTTTTTATTTGAAATCATGGCGAAAGAGGATGATAGCGTTGAAATTCAGAAGTGGTTGAATACAATTTCAGCCTATGAGCGTACCTTCAAAAAATGGGAAGGGCGCGTTGAAAAAATCCTTAAACGATACAGAGACGATTCCAGGGGGTATAACGATACCACCGCAAAATTCAATGTATTGTGGAGTAATGTTCAAACTATTGTCCCCGCCGTATTCAGTCGTTTGCCAAAACCTGAAGTGACTCGTAGATATAGGGACACTGATCCTGTTGGCAGAGTGGCATCCCTTATCCTGCAAAGAGCATTGGAATTTGAGGTAGAGCATTATCCTGATTATCGTTCAGCAATGAAAAATTGCGTTCAGGACAGGTTTCTTGGCGGTCGTGGAATAGCATGGGTCAGATATGAGCCTCATTTCGGAACTCCTGATGATGGATTCCAGATCACTGAGGATGCTGATGAAGCACAAGACGAGTCTGAAGCGCAAGATCAGGTAGAAAAAGAAGTTATTGAGTACGAATGTGCGCCTGTTGATTATGTACATTGGCGTGAATTCGGGCATACCGTAGCAAGAACGTGGGAAGAAGTAACCGCAGTATGGCGGAAGGTTTATCTTGGACGATCTGCGCTTGTAGAACGCTTTGGTGAAGAACTTGGAAACAAGATTCCACTTGATACATCACCTAAAGATGATAAGAAAATATCAAAATCCGAGGATTTAGAGAATCAAGCACTGATTTACGAGATTTGGGACAAGGAATCAGATTCTGCAATTTGGTTGAGCAAGTCCATGAACAAGATTCTGGACAAACGTGACGATCCGTTGGAATTAGAGAACTTTTTCCCCTGTGCAAAGCCACTATATGCAACGCTCACTACGGATTCATTAGAGCCTGTTCCTGATTTCAGTCTGTATCAAGATCAGGCAAAGGAACTTGATAGTCTGGCTGACAAGATAGATGGATTGATAAAAGCATTACGTGTCAGGGGTGTTTATGATGCTTCTGTACCAGAACTTGTACGTCTTTTCTCTGAAGGTGAGGATAATGCCCTTCTTCCAGTCAAGAACTGGAGTGCATTCAGTGAAAAACAGGGACTTCGTGGCGCAATTGATTTGGTTGACCTGGCTCCAATTGCCTCTGCGCTAGTTGAAGCCTACAAAGCAATGGATCAGGTTAAACAGCAGATTTATGATATTACAGGGATCAGCGACATCATTCGAGGGCAAACCAATGCTAATGAAACAGCGACTGCACAGCAGATCAAAGGACAGTACGCTAGTTTGCGATTGAAGTCCATGCAGAATGATGTATCCGAGTTTGCACAGGAGTTAATCCAGATCAAAGCTCAAATCATGTGCAAGCATTTTTCTCCTGAGACTTTGAGTAAATTGGCCTGCGTTCAGCAACTGGAATTTGAAGATCAGATGTTGATCCCAAAAGCCATACAGATGCTGACAAAAGACCCGCTGATGTCATTCCGCATTGAAGTAGCTGCTGATTCGATGGTACAGGCTGACGAGGATCAGGAAAAGAAAGACAGGATGGAATTCCTGACGGCTGCGGGTGGATTCATCAAGCAGGCTGGTGAAGCAGTTTCCGCAGAACCTAAAATTACTCCATTAGTGCTTGATATGCTGAAGTTTGGTATAACAGCATTCAAAATTGGTAGAACAATGGAAGGTGAGTTTGACAAGGTGGCTGATGAGATGAAAGCTGCTGCTGCACAACCTCAACCACCTAAACCTGATCCTGCAATGATGAAGGTACAACAGGATGGTCAGTTGGCGCAAAGCCAGATGCAGCTTGATCAAGCCAAAATACAG